CGGGGCCTGTGCGAGCTACATCGACATCGATGTATGGCTTGCGAAGGAACGCGACCTTGAGTTTATCAGGTCGGAGTCCGAGCACACGCAAACGTGTAGTCGTGTCTGCCTGATAGAGGTATCGGTGAGTGTGGATGTTGAGCGTAGAGAACGCAGTCTGGTAGGTCGATACAGTACGAACGATTGTTGATACTGCAGGACCGTTCACGACGAGGTTGCTCTTTTGAACGAACGCGTCCGTGGCTGCACGGAGTGTTGAGTTCATAAAGAGGTCGGTCGCCATATCACCATTTGAATTCTCGTAGTTGTTCTTGACGAGTCCATCGAGGATAGTCGCATTCCACGCGGTTCCTGACCCGTGAAGGGTATAGTTGAGCGAGGTTGAGATAGCTTCGAGGATTCCCGACATTGTCGGCGCGGTGCCTGAGACACCTGACGTCAATGTTTGGCGAAGGAGGTTGAATTCTGCATCGTTCGCGAATTCCACAAGTGCCTTCTCGGTCTGGCGAGCGAGCTCGTCCTTTCCGTGATAGTGCGAGATGTCACGCTGAATGTCGGACACCGCGAATGGCTTCGCTATGATCTGCACAATGTTGGTCTGGCGTGTCGGAGTTGTGCGAGCACCGTATGAGTAATCATCTCCTTCCTTCTGTGCGTTGAGTGCAGCTGCATCGAGAGTGTCCACGAGGTAGTTGTGCACAGTGTCAATCGCTTCGGTCTTGCCGAGCATATTGAAGATCTGTGTCTCCTTTGCGGTGAGAATCTCGATCGCGTTGAGGACGACGTCTTCCTTGCGGCTGACATCGCCATAGCTGCGAACAAAGTTTGTAGACATATGGTCTATTGACCCTACTTGAGATCGTACGCATCAATCACACTCGATATAGCACTTTGGCGAGCGGCAAATTCATTCGCATTCGCCCCGGCGTAATCGCCGGACTGCTGTGCTTTGACTGCTTCGCTCATCATCTGCTTCGCTTGTGTGACCTTGTCCGTAGCGGCCCCAAGTCGGGGACTTGCATCGAGGACTGACTTCTTTGATTCTACTTCGCGGTAGGCGTTGATAGGTTCGAGGATCTTCTTTGCAGTATCGGACTGCACGAATTGATCCCATCCCATCGCACGCGTCTCCTCACTCGCGTTTTTAATCGGAGTGAGCACGTCCCGGAGGTCGGCGAGGTTCTCGTTTTTCATAAAGAACATATCCTCCTTCGTGACGTACTGGCCTTCGACCGGTGCCGGTGTTGCAGGAGCAACGGGTTCCGGTGCTGCATTGTTTGAAATATCTTCCATAAGTTTATCGATAGTTGATAATACGCCCTGCTCATCGGTGTTCAGTGCTGAGGCGAGTTTCGAGATCTTCTCTTGATACTGCGCCTGACTGCCGACATAGCGATACGTGTCCTTGACGGACTTGAGCGCACTATCAGCATCGGGGAAATCCTTACCGAGGACTTCTTTCAATGCCGAAAGCGAAATGCTACCGGGGGAATCAGCACCTCCACCGTCTGGTGCACTCACGTGTGGTGCATCAGGTAGGGTTTCTGGTGTAATGACTTCATCCATTTGTAGTTTGAAATCAGGTTCTATTAACGAGGATATGTGCACTGACTAGGTGTACCATCCCCGGTTCTGCCCACGCCGGGGATACTACTTGTATGTGCGAACGATTGTTTCTTCGGTGATCTCGGAAAGGATTGCCTCCTGCTGATTGCCCTGCTCGATGCGACCCTCAACCTCACGAAGCCAATCTTGCATCAGGGAGATTGCGTGTGCACGGAACATCGCCTGTTTGCCCATCTCCTCGAAGGTGAGGTTCTGCGGTATCGAGGATACGGAGTCGAGGATAGCGATACGCTCCACGAGCATACTCTTTGCGACCTTCCATCCGTCGGACTCAGTCATCCGACGGAGCTCAGTGTTCAAACGCATTTGTTCGGATGTCTCGCGATCTAGCTTCATAGCGTGTTTGCTGCGGTCGTGAGTCCTTGCTGTGTGGGAACGCCCATCGGTGGCATCGCCGGTGCACCCATCGGTGGCATTTCAGGCATTGGTGGCAACCCCGGGAGAGCTCCGCCTTGTGGTGCGTTCGGATCCATTGGGGGCATCGGAGGTTTGCGGAGTGACTCAGGAATCTCGAGGCCCATAAGATCCATCGATTGCATAAAGAAGTCATTGCGAGCTTCCGGATCCTCAATGAGTCCTGCCATATCGAGGAGGTTTCGCACGGTGACGGTCGTGTCGGTCGTCTCGTTCGTGAACTGTGCGATTGTCTCAAGGTTCTCGACGACGACATCCTCAACCATCTCGATGAAGAGGTCTTTATCCTTACGAAGGTCTGCCTCAGCTTGCTGCATTGCCATATCGAGCTCTTCCTTCGTCGGCACATACCCTGTCTCACGATACTGCTTCTCCATCTCTTCCATCGCGAGGTAGGCGACGACATCTTGTCGAAGTTTATCAATCTCATCGAAGTCACCGAAGATAGTGATGTCCTTCTGCTCTTTAATCATCTTCGGCACGTGCGGAAGGAACTGACGATCCATCCACCGCCCGAGCATATGACCGACCGCCTCGATGACGAGCGTGAACGCAGTCTTCGAGTTGCGGTCCTCAATCGCGGATGCAGTTGCGGTTGACGGCCCGGTGTTCTCACCACGAGCGATGTCATATGTTGACGTGACGTTGAACGCCCAGTCTTTTGCAATCTCCTCATCCCGGTATGAACCTTCTCCGGCTTCATCCACACGAAGGTTCTCGAGGTCTTCCATATCGTTGAGCTTGATCACACCACGTGAGACGAGGTTTGAGAGCATCTGCTGTGTGACGTTCGCACCGGCACGAATCTTGAAGAGCCCGAGTGATGCGTTCGTGTTCTTGTTGATGCGAAGGTTGACAATCGTGTTAATCCATTCCTGTAGGTGGAGCACCATCTCAGCGGGACCGACACCTGCCCATCGTCCGGGAACCTTCATATAACGCATCTCTTCGTATGGCTTCACGATGTTGCCGGCCTTATCCTTGTTCGTGTTCTCCTCAATGAGGTGCACACGAATGTCACCGGTTTCAATACCCGAGACAACGACGTGACCGTTCACCGTCCCTTTGTCATCCTTGTTCCCGGTGACGAAACGCTTTGGAATGAGTCCCCACATCTCATACACATCGACGAAGTCACCTGAGCTGTCTGCATTCGTGACGTCGATCTCAGTGCGGTGGAGGTTCGCAGCGGTGCGTATGTTTGAGGTGTTCTTCCATCCTGTCATTGACTCAATATCGATTGTCGACATCAGTGCACGCTCAGTGAATCGTTGTGCTTCTTGAATTGAGTTTGCAGTTGGATCGAGGAATACGTTGAGGATGTCTACCGAGCGACGCTTCACGCAGGTCTTCCCGTTCTCCTTGATCGCATACGTCTTCCATATCGCGGTGCCATCGATGCACATCTGCAGGATTGACTCATCGAGGACTTCACCGAAGAAGTTTATGCGGAGCCAATAGCGAACATACCCACGCACAATGGACACAATGCCGATTGCTTTGCGACGAAGTGCAGCGAACGTGAGATCCTTGAGGTCGATGTCGGAAAGTTTGCGTGCAGAATCAACAATGAGACGCGTGAGTGGCACCCACGTTTTCTTTCTATTCGTCACCGGATCGTTCGGTGCATCGAAGATTCCCCAATAATTTTTACGGAGTAAGCGAATGAGCGGTCGTGTCGCGATCGAAACATTCTCAGTAATGAACCACTCCCCGTCCTTATACTTCGTTACTTCACCTTTGACGAGTTGAATTGCCTCATTCTGGATGTCGGACAGCGTTTTTTGTGAATCATCCATATTAGACACAGTATATCACCTACTTCCTAGTAAACCGCAAGAGGAACTTCGTCGTATGTGGGGACATTGTGGACAACCATATGGATAACATACCTGAGTGCGTCGAGTCCGTGGTCGTTCTCCTTCACCGGTTTCTCCGGGAGATTCTTATCCGGCTTCGCTTCTTCATAGCGGTATGTCTCCAATTCGTTAATCAAATGCTTGCAATCTTGGTGAATATGAAGGCGATTCTGCCGGATGAGGGCTTGCACCGAGGCGATCCCGGCCTCCACATCCTTCGAGACTTCGTGCACGTTCATCCCACCACGCTTGAGCTCATTGATGCGGTCCGGCTCAGCGGGATCCGGGTAGTATGCCGCAGCACCCATCTGCCGGCACTGTTCAGCAATGGTGTGCATATCCGCCTCACGCTTGAACCACTCACGTGTCACCCAGAAGTGTGAGTCTGCATCCTGCTCGATCTTGATAATTGCGGTCGGGTTTGTCCATCCGAAGTCAATCCCGGCATACACGAACACCGTCGGCGGTCGCCTCGTGAAATCATCGAAGAGGTGTCGGTTCCGATCGAAATCTTTATACACGAGCCCCTCGAGCTTGCGGAAGTCTGCGAGGTATTCCTGAGCGAACGCGTCCTCACTCTTCGTTTTTTTGAGTCGCTCGAGCTCCCCGGCGTCGTTGTATGGGTTATCGTATGATGTCGCGTGCGAGTAGAACCAATCATCATCACGTTGTGCCTTCTGCGTGAGATTGTAGAAGGAATTAAAACCATTTGGTGTTGATGTCACAATGAGCCGGCCTTTACTCGTGAGCAAGGTTGGCTCA